AAAGCTATGGGATTTGATGAAGGATTCATGGGCATACAGCAACGATCAGGTGAACGTGTATCTGCTGCTGAAGCTAAAGGTACAAGATCATCTGGAATTACTCGACGTGAGAAAGATGCTCGTATGTCTGCAATGATGGCTAATTATGAGATAGCCTATCAAATGGCACACAATACTATACAGTTTATGGAAGGTCCGCAGAAGGTCAAATTCCTGGGTAAGTATTCAGATGTTCTGGCTCAGGAATATGGCGAGGCAAGATTAGCTAAAAACTCAGCTGGTCAGTATTCAGCTGTTGCTAACATGGATGCACTTGATATTGACTTTGACGTATTGGTACAGGACGGTAGTATTCCTTCTGGCGAATATGCTGACACATGGGTACAACTTATGCAGAATAGTGCAGCACATCCAGAGCTTTATCAGAACTTAGACTTTGTTAAGATATGGTTACATATTGCCCGTTTGTTGGGAGCTAAGAATGCTAATGATTTTAGAAAAGCTATACCAAATGTAAATATACAAGGAGATGAACAAATTGCAGCTGGTACTCAAGCAGGAAACTTAGTACCACTTGCGGAGGTAGCGTAATGTCAGAAGAGGTTAAAGAATTACTCAAGGAACACGATTACGACTTCTCATTAACGGAGCTTGAAGAGTTTACACAAATGCCAATATGGCAGTACATTTTTAAGGCTGCGACAGAGAAACGTGTTACTATCAGGGATGAATTGGAGTCTGGCTTCACAAGCACACATGACCCACTTTATCCAGACAAACCAAAATTAGTGCGACTTGCTTATGAAGAAGTTAGATACTTACAAGGAGAAGCTGGCAGCTTAGTCTGGTTACTCTCTCTAATTCCAACATTACAAGCAATAGCAAAAGAGAAACTTGACAAACAGAACATAGGAGGCAAAGATGTTCCAGAACAAAACTAATACTTATGGCTTTATGTATGCACCACCAGCTGAAGGAGCAGGTTCAGCAACACCAACAAATCCACCAGCTGAAGGAACTCCACCACCAACTGAAGGTATTACTCAACAGGTTGGAGACTTCATTACTGACTTGGCTACTCCAGCAGCTCCACCGGCAGCTCCAGCAGCTCCGGCAGAACCAACAGGTGAACCTACTCCCGCTGCAACTACTCCTCCGGCGCCAGGAGCAGCTACACCACAAGTTCCTAATTCCAGTACGGATACAGGAACAGGTACACCAGTTGTACCTCCAGAAGGAGCACAAGCACCTGCAGCACCTGCGGCCCCGACTGGAGAACCAGCGCCAGAACAGGTTGCAAAAGAACAAATGACTGCAACATTGAATGCTTTAAATACACTCTTAGGTACACAGGTTACACCGGCTGCTGTCGCACAAGCAACGCCACCTGCTGCACCTGCACAACCTGAAGCAGGAGCTCAGCAACCTGGTGTTGTTGGCGCACCAGTACAGCCACCTGTGAGTCCTCCTTCGGGTGAGCCTGCTGCAGCTCCTGTTAAATATGACTTTAAGGTTGACCAAGACACGTTTGATAACGTTATGGCTAAGCCTGAAGGTTTGGCAGATTTTGCAAATCAGATTGCTGAAAAAGTACATAACCAGGCATATGAAGCAGCTCGTACAGATTTGCTTCAACAAGTAACTCCGTTAATCCAACAGAACGTTCAAGCTGGCGTAGTCAGGTACTCAGCAGCGAATGACTTCTGGAAAAACAATACAGATTTATTACCAATACATCAAGTAGTAACAGCAAAAGCAAACTCAGTGGCTGCGCAACATCCTGAATGGCCAGTTCATCACGTGTTTGCGCAGACAGGAAAGGAGGTTAGGGCGGCCATCGCTACTCTAAACCAACAGAAGAATCAACAACCTGCAGGATCTCAGTTTGCTCCTCCTCCAGGTCCAGGCTCAACAGGTGCAGGAGCAGCACCGAAGCTGTCAGGTCAGGCTGCAGAAATTCAAGACCTACTTTAACTCGTAAATTTAATTTAAGGAGCTTTTATGTCACACCCGACTTTCAAACCAGAAGACATAGCATGGCCCGCAAATACGTACTTTTATTCTGACAGTTCTACAGATACTGCTCAGGCTATCAATCTCGAGCCTCATCAGACTACGACTATTATCACACTGTCAGATGGTACAAACACGGCCACCGCTCTGTTAAATCTACCTCCTGTTTCCAAGTGTAAAGGTTCTGTCTTTACTATTGTTGGTAAGGATGTAGCTGGTGGTATCACCATCAGAACTAACTCTGGTGCTTCCTTTGACGATAGCCCCGATTGGACTGACATTGCGATTAACGCTGATTTGGATACAGCAGTATTGTATTCCAATGGTGAACGCTGGTTAGTTCTTGAAGATCGCTATACCTAGAATAGGAGGTACTAATGAGTACACGCAGTGACCTATTTAATTTAGGTATCTTTGCAGACCCTAACGGGATTCAGTTCTTGAACCCTGTTATGTACATGGCTGGAGCCTTTGGTGCTATTGGAAGAGGTAAAACCTTTTTCGTAGATGCCACAAATGGTGCAGCTACCAACAGTGGTAAATATCCTGATCAAGCGCTTACTACTATTGAAGCGGCAATTAACAAGTGTACGGCTAACCGAGGCGATGTTATCTATGTCCTCCCAGGTCACACTGAGAATATCTCCGCTGCAACATCCTTGGTATGCGATAAAGCAGGTATTATCATTAAAGGTTTAGGATTTGGTACGGCCCGCCCGAACTTGTCCTTCACAGCTGCTACCGCTACTATTCCAGTTAGTGCTGCTAATGTAGTGATAGATAATATTATCTTTACAGCTGCATATGCAGACGTTGCAGACGCATTTACTCCAACAGCTAAGGGACTTCAGTTCCATAACTGTGAGTTTCTTGCAAGTGCAACAAACAAAAACTTTTTGTCAATCGTTGACCTCGGCACTACCGACAACCAAGCAGATGGTCTTACGTTCAAATCCTGTGTATGGATTGAGCCAGATACTGCAACATTGTACTTGGTAGATGTTGATGCTGACATTGACGGTCTTGTAGTTGAAGACTGTTATATCAATCTCGGAGTCAATACCAATGACTTGCCAGTAATTGCTGGTGTAGCAACTGGTAAAGACTTGACAAACGTTAGAATCATTAACAATGACATTATACGTCTGAATGACGCTAATCCATTGCTTGCTGATCCTGACACAACCACAGCTAATACAGGTATTTGTAAAGGTAACAATGTCCGACACCTTGACACAGCAAGTGAGTTGCTTATCACTGCTGGTACCAATATTGGTTTCTTTGAAAACAAAGCTTCAGCTGCTGTTGATGCCTCAGGGTATATCTTACCAGCAGTTGACAGTTGATAGTTTTCTATCGTTTAAATTCTATTACCCTGTAAAAACGTAGGAGACACTACATATGGCAACACCATTTCTTGGAATCCGTGGGACTGGTGATTGGACAACGAATGAGAAGCCCCAAGATTGGGCTGAGTTTATCATGTATGAATATCCTAATGGTTCGGCCCCGCTTTATGCTATGCAGTCAATGATAGCAAAAGACTCCGTATCATCTCATACTTATACGTGGTGGACTGAAACGTTGCCAACCAGAGCCGGAACCGTTTCAAGCATCTACATTGACAGTGCATTAGGTACTGAATATGTTTATGCTACTCATCAGACTACTTTAGGTATTGCTGGTGGGGTTGTCTACGCTAAAGTTGCTGAGGCTTTAGTAGAAGAGTTCGTCCCGCACGATCGTGTTCTACTTAGAGACTCTGACCAACTGGAAGTAGACGTTATAGCACATGTAACTAACGTTGTGAAGAATGGTGCGAATTCGTACCTGGCATTAGAGTTGGCCGAGGCCGATGATAACCATGCCGATTCTACAACATACAATTTGGCTACTGTGGATTACGTCTTGAAGATTGATTCTGCTCACCCAGAATTCTCTGACGCACCACGACCTATGACCTACAAACCTGTTGAGTATAGCAACAATGCTCAGATTTTCCGTAACACTTTCGCTATCTCTGAAAGCGCAAAGGCTGAGGAAATCAGAACAGGTGATCCGTACAAACAAGATAAAAAACGATGTGTTGACAGACACTCGATGGATATTGAGTTTAGCGGATGGTTTGGTCAGAAACGTACCACAACCGGCCTGAATGGTAAACCGTTATACATGACTCAGGGATTGATTCCTTTTATGAGAGAAAACAATCCTTCGAATTATGCTAACTTCTATAATAGTACTGATACAGCTTACTCCAGTAAAACTTGGCTACAAGCTGGAAAGAAATTCTTGAATACCAATCTCAAGACTATCTTCCGTTACTTGAAAGGCGAAGCAATGATCTGGTGTGGTGATGGTGCTTTGGAAGGCTTGAATGAATTGGCAGAATACTATGGCACTATCAACATGAAAACTGCTGATAAAGCTTACGGTATTGCAGTCAATGAGTGGCATACTGCACACGGTAGAACATACTGGAAAACACACCCACTGTGGTCTCGTGATTCCACTATGACTAACATGGTTGTAGTAGGCTTGCCAGCAAACGCTCGGTTCTGTCCGAAGGTTGCAAACGGCATCAACCGTAATACCATGTTCCAGAAAGATATGCAGATTCCTGGTCAGGATGGAACTCTGGACGGCTTCTTAACAGAAGGTGGCTGGAAGTTCTTCTTCCCGAACCAGTGGTTCATCATGAACGGCGTTGGTCTTGATAACGCTAATTAGTAACTAACCCAACAAGAGGGCGGCATTCGTGTCGCCCCCTTACTTGGGCAATATTTACCCATGATAGGAGACGGTAATGGCGACAGCTGGTACATTACTTTATATACGTGAACAATTTGTTAAGCAGTCTGGACGTACAGACCTCGTTACAGATTTTGAAGGTGGCGACTACAGCGACAACGGGGCGAACTTGTATATACGGGCTGGTGTTAAATATCTTGACCTGGTACAAGAACACCCAGAGATGAGAAGAGAATTCAAGTTTGACACAACAGCTGGCCAGTACTTGCAACGCATTCCTT